CTTAACTTTTATGATATACTTAATACCAAAAACGAAACTGAATTTCTAAGAGCGCTGTTTAATTTTCCTATTAATCTGGAAAACGTTAGACCCAATGCGCTAAAGATTAGAAAACTTCAGCTTGGACGACAAATACAGCTTACGACAAAGCAAATATACGCAGAAACCTCAGAGATAACCGGAGAGGAAAGTTTTGATGAGATTATTTGTTTAGCAGAGAATCCTGTTTTTCAGATATCTTCCACGCTGGGCAAGGGAGAGCATGATAAGCCAACTATTTTGGGCGACGACATAGAAGAGTATGTAGAGCATCTCATGGAATCGCCCTGCGAGATGATAGGGATAAGTAGTGGTTTTCCGAGATATGACGCTGCAATTGGCGGTGGTTTTAGGAGAAAATCAGTAGACCTAATAGCGGCCAGACCAAAAGTTGGCAAGAGTATTTTTGGCGACGTGGTTGCCATGCACGTTACAAATAACTTAAAAACCCCTGTTCTTATGTTAGACACCGAGATGTCTAAAGAGGACCATCAAAATAGATTGCTTGCAAACCTAAGTGGGGTATCAATAAATGATATTTCCACTGGAAAGTTTTCTTATGACCAAACAAAAAAGGAAAAGGTAAACTTAGCAAAAGAACAGCTAAAAGAAGCACCTTATCATTATATAAATATATCTGGAAAGCCATTTGACCAAACCCTTTCAATAATTAGACGCTGGATTTTACAAGAAATAGGGTATGATGAAAACGGTCGAGTTGATGACATCAGACCACCTTTCAAATAACGTGGCAGAATTTCAGGCATTAGGTTTTCAGATTACTGCCCTACATAACTTTTGCGTGGAGTATGATTGCCCCTGTGTCGCCTTTGTCCAACTAAACCGAGACGGTATTACCAAAGAGTCTACAGACGTAGTAAGTGGCTCTGACAGGCTAATTTGGCTATGCACCAGCTTTACAATTTTTAAGGAGAAGTCCGTGGAAGAAAAAGCCGACTCCCCCGACGCTGGAAACAGAAAGTTAGTACCAATAGTAACTAGACATGGGCCGGGAATGGAAAATATGAATTACATAAACATGGAGATGGATGGCGAGAAGGCTCGCATAAAAGAGGGGCTTACAAGAGATGAATTATTTAAACAAAGTAGGGCAGATAGGGAAGGGTTTGAAATTGAAGGAGACCCCCTCGCAGAGAATCAGCAAGCAGAAGATTGACCTACTGTGTCAACAGCTTGCTGTCAGAGTAATTGAAATATTAGATTATTTTGGGGTGGATTATGCCCCAAGAGACAATTACTTACATGGAAGCTGTCCGGTACATGGTGGAGACAATACGACAGCTTTTACAGTATATGTTGATGGAGATGGGATGATAGGCAATTGGTATTGCTGGACTCATCATTGTGAAAAAGAATACCAGCCCACCATGCTAGGATTAATTAGAGGTCTGCTAGAGGCCGACAAGGGAAAAAAGGTATCTTTTGTGGAAGCGATTAAATTTTCCCAAAGATTTGTTAAAGACTTTAAAGAAAACCCGGATGCTTTATCTGCGGAAAAAGAAAAATTTATAAACTCGGTTCGTGGTTTTAATAGGCGACCACCCCCACCAGTTTTTAATATAGGAAGGGAAGAAATAAGAAAAAGGCTTATAATACCAGCATCCTATTATTTAAATAGAGGATATAAAGCAGAAACGCTAGACAGGTTTGATGTGGGCTTGTGCGTTGATAAAACAAAAGCTATGAGTGGTAGGGTTGTGGTTCCGGTGTATGATGACGATTACAAAAAAATGGTTGGCTGTGTTGGAAGAGCCACGACGGAATACAGCAAAGCAAAATGGGTAAATAGCCGAGGGTTTCATGCTGGACACTATTTGTATAATTACTGGTTTGCCCAAGAACACATACAAAGCACGGGCGTTGCCATTTTGGTTGAGGGGCAGGGCGATGTGTGGCGAGCATACGAATCGGGCATCCTAAACTGTGTTGGACTTTTTGGGTGTAGTATTACAGACAGTCAACTTATAAAACTAGAAAGTTCAGGGGCGATGAACCTAGTAGTATTAATGGATAATGACGAGGCCGGAAAAAAAGCTAGAGAGCAAATTGCTAATAAATGTGATAGACTATTTAATATACATTTCCCCGAAATGGAAAGTCTAGTTAAGGACGTTGGGGAAATGAGCAACGAAGATGTTTCGAGAACCATTAAACCGTTTGTAGAAAGCATTGCTCGATGACACAGAAAATAATAGCGCTTTCTGGCGTAAAGCAGAGCGGAAAAACATCCTGTCTTAATTTTCTTCATGGCTACCAATTAACAAGCCACGATACGATAGAAAGTTTTGGAATTACCGAAGAAGGACTGTTATATATAGAGTCCACTGAAGACGGGGAAAAGGGCGGTGGTGTTCTTGATGTTGGTAGAACGGATGAAGAATTTGTTAAATATGCCTCTACAAATATCTGGCCTTTTATAAAATGTTATAATTTTGCTGACCCCCTAAAATATATGTGCATGAATTTATTTGGGCTGGGGTGGAACCAATGCTTTGGTTCAGACAAAGATAAAAATAGTAAGACCGATATTAAATGGAAAGACCTGCCCCGTCCGTCCATGAAAAAGGGAAACTTAACTGCTAGAGAATTTATGCAATATTTTGGAACCGACGTGTGCCGAAAAATAAATCCAAATGTTTGGACTTCGGCATGTATAAATAGAATAGAGACCGAACAAAGCGCGATGTCGGTAATTGGAGATTGTAGGTTTGGTAACGAGGTGGAAGCAATCAAAAGGGTCGGCGGCAAAGTGGTGCGACTTACCAGAAAAGTTTCCGAAGATAAACACCCCAGTGAAACGGCCCTTGATAAAGATAAGTTTGATTGGGACAACTTTGATTTAATTATTGATAACCAAAATATGACCATTGAGGAAACACACGAATGCTTACTAACAAATATCCAGAAATGGGGATGGTAACACTTTATGCTAGTAACATATATAAGAAGCTCATCTTATAATAATTACTCATATTGCCAACAGCAATATTACATCAATTATGTTCTGGGGCATCCGTCTACGTCTGGTAAAAAAGCCCAGATGGGAACCATAGTTCATAAGGTGATGGAGTGTTTAGCAAGAGCTAGTAAGGCTTTAAAAGATAATAAAAGGTCATTTGCTGAAGACGCTCTTGGAAAGATAGGTGTTGGTAGTAAAAAGATATGGTCAGAAGATTTTGTTAATGAATTAGTTGATAGAAGTTTTAATCACTACACTTCTAACTGTATTCATAGCTACAGTAAAAAAGACTACAATGATTGTAATAAATGGACTTGGATGGGCTTGCAGTATAATGATGGTCAATTTGACCCTAGAAACCTTAATATAATAGCAGCAGAACCCCACTTTGATATTGTTATAGATGAGCCGTGGGCAAAGTATGATTACAGCCTTCCAGACGGCTCCAAACTGACCGGAACGCTAGCCATTAAGGGAACCATTGACCTTGTGACGGAAGCTTCTAGCGGTGTTCTAGAGACCATAGACTGGAAAACTGGTCGTCGCATTGATTGGGCGACCGGCGAAGAAAAAACCTACGATAAATTACTTGACGACCCACAGCTTTTGCTGTATAATTATGCAATATCCCACCTATTTCCAGAATACGAACAGTCTATTATGACTATTTTCTATATTAAGGATGGTGGTCCTTTTAGTCTTTGTTTTGATGGGTCTGATAAAAAACTATTTTTAGATAAACTCAGAACTAGATTTTCTCAAATAAAAAACAACATAAATCCGCGTATGATTTCGCCACAGCAAAAACATTGGAAATGTACCAAGCTGTGTGATTACGCCAAAAACAATTGGCCCGGAACAGACACTAACATGTGTAGATATATACATGAAAAGATTCAAGACGAAGGAATTGACAAGGCTACAGAGGATTGCACTAGAACAGGCTTTAAGATTGGATACTACTCAGCGCCGGGGTAGGAATAAATATGACTAATTGGATTCCCCTTCATTTACATACACACGCCAGCTTGCTTGACGGACTCAGTAAGCCACAGCAGGTGGCAGAAAGATGTCATGAGCTTGGATACACCTCTTGTGCCATAACAGACCACGGCACAATTTCTGGCTGTGTTGCTTTTACTAAGGAAATGAGAGAAAAGGGTATCAAGCCCATATTGGGTTGTGAGTTTTATCTTACTCAAGACATTAGCGTAAAGGACAAGAATAACAGGTCTCTTAGCCATCTAGTTGTTTTAGCAAAAAATAAAGCTGGGTGGAAGAGCTTGATTCAGGCAACTTCAAAAAGCAATGACCCAGAAAACTTTTACTTTAAGCCACGCCTTGATTTAAACACCTTAAAAGGTTTTGCTAACGGAAATCTAGTATCATTTAGTGGCCATTTAGGAAGCGACATGGCTAATGTCTTATTTTCTGATTGGAGACAGGCTTATAATGCCAATTCCTACGATAAGGTAAACAGCTTCCTTGATGATAACTGGAAGCAAAAGGCTACAGAGCTAGTTCGTAGATACCAAGACGCATTTGGTGAAAAAAACTTCTTTTTAGAGATACAGCTTATAGACCAAGAAAATTCTCCGGCAGCGCGTCTTGTGGGAGAGAAGCTAAGAGGGCTTGGTAAAGAACTAAATATCCCATGTGTAGCTACGGCTGACTCACACTACCCCACTAAACAGGACGCTCCTGACCAAAGAGTATTGTTGTGTTCAGCTATGAAAACTACATATAAGAAGGTAAAGAAAAAGTTAGATGCGGGAGAAGACGTAGGCCTTTCTGTATTTTTTAAGTCCTTTAACTATCATATACCATCGCTTGAAGAAATGTCAGAGCTTCACACAGAGGAAGAATTGAACAATTCTGTGGTAATAGCTGATATGTGCGAGGAATATGAAATACTCGGCCCCCCTGTATTGCCCCCCTTCCCCTCAAAAGACGGTCCTGACGAATACCTGCGACAATTATGTAGAGACGGGTGGCGTAAGAAATTAATAGATGGCAACAGGCTAACAGACAAGGACACAGAGAATGAGTACCTAGAAAGAATTAAGAACGAGCTTTCTGTTTTGCAGGGGGCTGGCTTATCTAGCTATTTTCTTATTGTCTCTGACATTGTAGACTACGTTCGCTCTCAAGGGTGGCTTCCGGGTCCGGGTCGCGGAAGTGCTTCAGGAAGCTTGGTGTCATATTTAATAGGAATTACTCAGGTTGACCCCATTCAATACGGCTTGATATTTGAGCGGTTTTATACAACAGGAAGACAGACAGAAGGACACGTATCTTTACCAGATATTGATGTAGATGTCCCAGCCAGCAAGAGAGAAGAAGTTATTGAATACATGAGACAGAAGTAT